CAATTATACCCACCTCTTACGAATAATGGGTCGCCTGATTTTTTACCAGACCATGACCTACTAGCCCATAACCTTTTAACTTCATCAATAGTAAATAAGCCACTAGGTCGTCTATTTAATACACCATTTATTAAATCTCTGCAAATCTCTCTGGTTGTAGGTATTACATCTCCAAAATATTTAACAAATGTTAAACCAGCATCATTAGCTTTATTGAAATTAAGGGTTGCATCAAATTCTCTTAATGAATCGTTTAATATCTGACTCGCATATCTTTTCATGTTTTCACCAGCCCTATCTCTTGCAAACTTAGATTGTAAAGTTTGTATAGCTGTATCTACTTCTGTTTTTTTTGATCTATTAAATTTATTATTATTGATAAAATCTATGAGTCTATTAGCTTCTGCATCATTTGAACTAGCATAAATGCCATTGATTGTTTGTTTAAGTTCTTTTTCTAATTCTACAAAGCTGTTACCTACTAATGTATTCTGATAAACCTTTTCTGATAATCTTCTTGTAAATGTATTCGATACATCTTTGAATTGAGTAAAGTATTGTTGTTTGAGATTTTGCACTAGAGCAAGATCACCTTTTGTTAGTTCTTGAAACTGCACAGGAATATTACCAATTCTTTTGAAAGCTTTTTCTACTCTCTTAGCTTGTTTTGTAAAACCCTCTCTTACAACTGTGTCTGACCATGCTAAATATTCTCTATCAAGTAT